TTAAGAGATACCATTAAGCCAATTTATATGTTTACATGTACCCTCAATACCAGGATATATCGTTTCATTATTTATTCCTAAGATATTTAACTTCAATAACATTATTGATTTCATTTCATATGGAATCTCAATTATAGAAATCTTACTCGCGAAATCAACTTCATTATTTAATGGTACAAACTTATTTTCTTTTTTCAATATTGAATGTGCCGTAAACCAACCATTTTGAGCAATTATTCTTTCATTATTTAAATTAGGTCTAAATATTTTTGTTTTAGATAAAGAAAATGGAGATATGAAAGTTTTTATATCTAACATATTTTCATCTGATTGTTTCAAAATATAAATATATCCATCCCTATCGTGTTGAAAAGAACATGCAAACCAAAGTGATATTAGAGGGTTAGTGGTCCAATCAAGAAGGCGGGTCGCTAAACCAAAATGTTGGGCATAAACAAGTAAATCCCAATCATTAAGATTCCCTGACTGTGTAATTTTATCTCCTCTTCTTTTTAGTTCATCTATTAAGTCTTTTTCTCTTCTTTCTATATAGGTATTATCATTAATTCTTCCTAATTTAGGTATCAGAGAATAATTATCGGATTGTCCCCTAAATAATAATGATTCAGGAGCATTACAAACAATCTCAATTTCATTATTTTCATTAACTTTTAAAGAACCATCTTCATTATAAGCAACCATGATACCATCACTCCTACCTAGCGATAATACTTCTTCAATAAATTGCTCAAAAGATTGTACACGAACTTTATACATAATTATAAACTTTGTTTTTTTAAATATATCTTAGGATTAATTCAAATATGTAGTATATTTTAATTCAAATTTCCATGATTTTCTATGAGATTGCCTGAAGGTGAGATTATTCCATTCATTATTTTTAGCAAATTGAACAAATTCTTTTTTTATTTCGTCTTTTATTTGACAGCCAAATATTATTTCAACAATAGCTTCTTTATTAATGGAAAAATCATAATAATCAGTAGGGTTACTTATATCTACATCGGGTTTCATTATTCTAATTTCACTTTCATACTTCCAATCTAATGATTTAGTTTCAACCAATAATTTTGCCAAGTGCCCTTTGCCTTTAAAATAATCATCTCGTATATGGTTGAATATAGGGTATTTATTTACATAATTCACTAAATACGGGGTCATAAAGAAACTAGCATCTTTTAAGACATCAAATTTTAGAACTACTCCTTGATGCTTATTTGCATAATGAGCCCACATTAATAAATTGTCAAACATAGTAGTAAAACAAGATACCTTCATTGAGTTGAGAGCCTGTTGAATACTATTATTCGTTATGCTAAATCTTTTTTTAGGATTTCCAAGTAGTGTCCGATACTCTTTTTGTTGATTGGTCGATAAACCTTTTCTTTGAGCTATTTGATTAACATATTCATTGATTTCTTCATCAGTATTGTCGGTGTCAATTATTAATTGACAATCAAACGGGTCATTAAATAAAGAAGGCTTTGAAAAACGAATCGAACTATTCTTCAAAATTATTCTAGCTGTATCCAAAGAGGTATACTTATAAATATATCTGGGAATTTCTCCACATTTTACAATAAAATCTATTAACTCATTATCATTATCGTAATTTATATTATGCATATACTTTTTATATTAGTAATTTTATCTAAAATAATCTCTATAGAGTATGTTTAGTTTTTTAATATTTCATTTAACAAATATATAATTTATGGTTCAGGAAGCCACTTTTTCAACTAATAAATCACAACTAAATCTTCATGAAATTGGATACAGAATAGAACGGTTAAGGGTAGGATAATTCTATAATACATCATCGAACCATACTCATAAAATTAATATACTTCATAAACTCAATAACCTTTATAAAGTCCTCGATAAGTGTTCGATAATCTAACACCTTATCCCACTGAGAGCGACAAATTGAAGACTTCTTCTTTTTGTCCCTTTTTTATGAGGTTTGTTATTATTCTAAACTATTTTTGTATTTTTAAAATCTTTTCAGCTTGGATAAACATAAACTATGAAAAGAATATTATATATACTTTTCTTCGTTATGATTTGCTCCTATTCTTACGGGCAAAAATCATTTTTTTATGATGACAATGGTAGTTTAAAAGTTAATGCCGATTATAAATTAGATCCGGCTAAATTTGAAGTAGTAAATAAAATAGAGAGGTATCTGTTAGAAGAGATTTTGCCAACAATGGAATATCCTAGTTTATCAATAAACTTATGTATAACAGGAAAAGGATTGTTAAAACTAAATATTATTAATGAAGACTTGGAGTTAATTCTTCTAAAGGGGATTGCATCTCAAATAGATCAATATGTAAAAGAAAAAATAGAGCCTCTTAAAGACTTTATTGAAAAAAATTCTATTACAGAGAATATAGAAATGTATATAGGGGGTAAAAAACGAAATGTGCCTGAAGAGATAAAATAACTACTGATTAAACATCATAAAAACAATAGCTTAGAAAGTAAAAGTAAAAACGACGTAAAAAACGAAATGTACTGGAAAACGTAATAACGCGTAATTACAGCGTAATAAATGAGATTGATTGAGGGGCTTTTTAAGCCTCTTTTTTGTATATGGGTGCAAAGTTGTGCGAAATAGTTGAAAATGGCTAAATAAAAGCAATAGAAGCAAAATAAGAATGTGCAATTATGGGGAGTTTAAATGCAAAATAAGTGCTGTTTAAAGCCTGATTGAAAATAGGCGAAAAAAACGAAATGTGCCATATTGGTGTTATGGTTGGTGTTATATTTGGTGTTATATTTTGAGCGTTAAAAATACTACTAATAACATATAAACGACCTATAGGATAGTTAAAAACGGGGTTAGAGGTGATACTAAGGACATAAATACGATGCAAATAAATAATTGTATCTTTCTGATAATCAAAGATATTAATGGATTAGCCTAAAATTTTTATATTTTTATTGTTTTTGGGCCTATTATAGGGGCTTATGTATACGGAACAAATCGTTACGAGATAGCATTATAACGGATCCATAGCTTTACGATCGCTAAATGCCGGATATGTGTTTTCAGATCGTCTTTGTTCTGGTGGTTAGATTGTTTTTTAATTGTATGACATCTATTTTTTGTCATTTTCTTTAAATGTAGATATGATTTGCTGCCTATAAGAATCTTTTTGCTCGTCGGTTAGCACTAAACCTTCTTCTGCAGCATATTCACAGAAAGCGTCAAGAACCAATTCAGCTATATCAATACCCCATTCTTTAAACATGTCCATATTGCTCATTATATCATGATATTGTATTATATCTTATTGTCAATTTTATTATAGCTAAGGCGCGTATATGTGATATTGGCTCATCTTTTGCCGTATGATATTTATTTTCACTGACTAATTTGACAAAACCATCCCTTTCAGACTTTTGAACATATTTCACAGTAAGGTATTGATCGTCGCTATTATCAATATCTAATAAATACATTTCTCCAAAGATTATATTATTACTATTTTGTATTATTTTATAGCATACAATATCTCCTGATTTTAATAAGGGGTACATACTATCCCCACGAACAAAAATAGCACCATCACACTTTGGAGCATTAGGTACAGATATATAATCAAGTGGAATATTATTAGGACTTTCATGAAATAAAGCGATTAATCCTGCAGTAGCAGTTACATCAAATAAAGGGATCACTTGTTTATCTACATTAAAATAGTCTGTTTTAAGCCTACGAACAGACATTTGTCTTTCAGGTATATCTTCATTATAATGATTATCTAATTCTGAAACTATACTGTGTGAGCTATTCTTTGAATATAAGATATTATTATCGCTTTTAAGCATTGCGTCATTGCCCGTAAATAGCCAATTAGCATTTAATTCAGGATATGCTAATAGTATTTTTGATATATTCTCTTGTGATAAGGATCCTCTCTTTCGACCTTTTCCAATAATTCCATTCGAAATCCCAGCCTCAATCGTGATTTTATTATCATTTAATCCTTTGTATTTCATAAATTTATCAAGCCTTTCAAAAAAAGATAGCATTTTTGATATATTTTATTGGGTTATATAGTATTTTTGATATACATTTGCAATAGGGTTCAATTTTAAAAGGCTATAAAGATAATGAATTTTTTAATTTTTGAGATATGAATGAAATAATAGTACCACATGGAACACGAGACAAACTTGTCAGGTTATTCCAGACAAGTTATCCGACGGTAAGAGCAGCTCTGAAGGGTGAAAGCAAAAGCCTATTGAGCTTGCGTATTCGAAAGGGTGCATTAGAAAATGGCGGTGTAGAGGTTGTTATTGTTGAGAACGATAAAAAACAGGTAATGCTATGACAGCGGCAGATCTGAAGCTGAACAGTGTTTATCGCCGCCGGAATATTGACGGTGCGGTAACCCGGCTATGGTATTTAGGACAGGAAGACGATGTTCTCTTTTTTGTACCGGTGAATAGGCGAAATAGTCCCTGTGGCTATATGATAAGATTAACCGAAAGTGAAATCACAGATTTTGAAAGCGATGAAAAATAATCATAAATCAAAGATCATGAAAAGAGAAAAGCATATTCATCCTGCTGCGGCATTAATTATAATTATCATAATGTATTTGTTGATATCCACACTGGAACCGAATAACATTCGGGAGGATCAGCAATCGCAAATAGATTGCATGGTAAAAGATATGGAATATTCATTAAACAATAACAGATGACATGAAAACATTACAATTGACAGATCAGGAAGCCAGGAAGTTGCATAAAACATCGAATGCAGAGTGGCAGGGAGTATTGGAAAGTAATTTCGGCAAGGACTTTTTCTCCCGGTCGATTACCGACAGGGTGAAAGAATACGAAGATGCCTGCCATGAATTAGGCGAAAGCCCGATAGATGAGGATGCCTGTATAAAACTAGGATTTACCCGCAGTGATATCGCTTATAAAAAACTAACAACGATCGCCCGGGCTTTAAACGAAGGTTGGGTGGCAAAAGTATATGACGATGAACCCAGATGGTATCCCTGGTTTGCGCATAACGGCTCTCCCGGTGCTTTCGCGTTCGTCGACTCGTACTGCGTTTACTCGGCTGTGAGTGCGGGTAGCGGCCCCCGCCTCGCGTTAAAAAGCGAACCGCTTTCCGATTATATGGGGCGTCAATTTATCGACTTGTGGCGGGAATTTATTGCCCCCGGAGAATAATCTAAACAGGCATTTCCCGAAAGGTAGCCAAGCCTTGCCGCCGGTTCGAGTTCCGGCACGGGAGCAAAGAAAAAGTACTGATTAAAATGGAATATTACAACGGAATATTGTGTATAAGCGGTAAGGAGCTGATCCGTACGGAAAGTAATCCGAACGGTATTATCTCATTAGACATATACAGGCAACTTGCATACGTACGCAAAAAACTTAAGATACAAAAACGGGGAGGCGGGGAGGAAAACCCCGTTTTGGTCACGTACGACAGCCTTCCGCCTAAATATAAACTTATGGCAAAGGAACGCCATGGTGATCCTGAAGTGGAATCTCAAAAAGAAGGTATTATGAAAATACTGGAACATGACAAGGACGCGATAGCGTTTTTCAAGAACTACCGGGTAAGTTATGACGACGATAACGAGCGAGGCCTTCCGGAGGATATACAAACAATTTATTCGAATAACGCGGCGGTACTGAATGCCCTGAAGAAAAAATGGGATGAACATTTATTGTATAGCAGGAGCCAGAGTAAACGTCCACTGTCGGGTAAATTCTGGAGCCGGTCGGTGGCAGCCGTTCAGAACCTTCCGGGAGAATGGCGCTGCGATCTTCCTAAAAGCCCGAAAAGGCTAAGAAGGAAACTCGAGGATTACATCGTTTACGGATATGAGGAGATATTAAGCGGCAAATGGGGTAACCAGAATAAACGCGTTATTAATGACGAGGTCGGCGAATGGCTGGTAGCCGAATGGTCGGCACACGTTCCCCGCAAGGTCGTATCGATAGAGAAGCTGCATGCCCTGTATAACCAAAAAGCCGAGGAAGTAAACCGGACAGCCGGCAAAAGCCTGTGGAAAGAAATAAAGAGCAGCTTGGCGATCCGCGATTACCTGTACCGCCCGGACATAAAAGAACAATGGTATGCCGCCCGCTATGGCGAATTGAATTACAAAGAGGAATATGTACGCCAGCACAAAACACATCTCCCAAGCATGCGCGATTCGCTGTGGTACTCTGACGGGACAAAACTAAACTTTTACTACCAGGACGCGGACGGTAACACTAAAACGGCTAATGTATATGAGGTTATGGATGTTTACAGCGAATGTTTCCTCGGCTACCATATCAGCAGGACAGAGGACTTCGAGGCGCAATTCCATGCCTTTAAAATGGCTGTACAGACATCGAAATGCAAGCCTTATGAATTGAAATACGACAACCAGGGAGGGCACAAGAAACTGGAAGCCGGCAGCTTCCTGGGTAATATCTCCCGTCATTCGATACGTACTGCCCCGTATAACGGGCGCTCAAAAACCATTGAAAGCGCATTCGGACGCTTCCAGGAAGAGTATTTAAAAGAGGAATGGTATTTCACCGGACAGAATATAAAAGCAAAGAAAAAGGAAAGCCGGGAAAATATGGAAATGATCCTCGCTAACCTTAAAAACCTCCCCACCCTGGAGAAAGTAAAACAGGTTTACCTGGAAAAACGCAAAGCCTGGAATAATTCGCCTCATCCGGCGACAGGAATACCCCGTATAGAAATGTACAGGAGCAGTATAAACGAGAAAGTGGAAGCAGTCGACGTCCTGGATATGATAACCATGTTCGGCATTACGCCCAAACTCCCGTCGACATATCGGTCTTCGGGTATAACAATAGAGGTTAAGCGGCAAAAGTACGAATACGAGGTACTCGACGCTAACGGAATGCCGGATAATGGATTTATGCGCCGGAATATCGGCCGAAAATTCTTTGTCCGCTATGATCCGGCGGATATGGATGTCGTTTCGCTTTACGAAAAAGACGCTTCGGGCCTACGTTTTATTACCGTTGCGCATCCTTACAGGAAAGTTCAGCGTAACCTTCAGGAGCAGACCCGCGACGATATGCAGTTTATCCGTCAAATGGAGATCATTAACAAGCTGCAACGTATCGCCAATGTGAAGAACTCGAACGAACTTCTCGAAAAATATAACCTGCACCCGAACCAACACGGATTGAACGCGCCTAAGATAAAAGGGATAAATATGCGTAAAAAGCCTGTCGATATAGGTGAGATCCAAAAAGAGGTAAGTAATATGACTGCGATCGAGGAAGAAAAGAAAGCGATCCGCAAGGCATTGAAGAAAGCCGGGAAAGCAGAGAAACAAATGCAGGCACAAGAAGCCGAAGACAAGGATGATTTCTACAAGGAAAGAATCAAGCTGTTAGAGTCGAATTTTAGCTAAATAAATGAATTACAAAATATTGGCGATTATGGAACAATCGATTAAAGATAATATCAAAGAAGCATTAAAAGTTTATCGGAAGGATAATGATCTGAGTCAGGACGCTATCGCTTCTAAAGCGGGAGTCAACGTTTCATGGATAAACTTAATTGAATTGGGTAAAACACATAACGGAAATACTGCCATTAAAGACTTGTATTACAAGAAGATTGCTGATGCAATAAATTTACAATATGAGAAGGTATTCTGGAAACATGTGGATACTCCGCAATATTTACAACTTTATTCGGAAATGGCATCAGCAAAAGTAAGTGGTCAAGTCAGAACATTGGTTGGAGAAACAAGCCACGGCAAAACTTATACTGTAAACTGTTTTGTGAAAAAAGCACCTAAAAACACTTATCGTATAACTGTGAGTAGCCTGTATCGTTTACCGGATATTATCGACGAATTATGTGATTTATTAAATGTCCCATGTGTAGGCAGTAAAGTATCAAAGATGAAAAAAATATCTAAATCATTAAACGATATCAGATTGAGAGGAGGAAAACCTTGTGTCATTATTGATGAAGCAGAGAATATGACCGTGCCTGTTATCGGAGCATTTAAAGCTTTATATGATGCAATTGAAAAGAATTGCTCAATAGTATTTGCGTGTACTCCAGAGTTCATTTATAAGTTACAAATACTAAGGGATAATCCAAAAAAAAGTCAAGGGATACGTCAATTCTATTCTCGTATTGAGGCGGGTATCCGATGGATAAAGGAAATCGATAAAGAGAATGACTTTGAGCCATTCTTAGAACTAATAGAGGATTTGGGTGTGAGAGAGATGTTACTGCACATGACGGATAACTATCGAGTACTAAATCATCGAGTAGAATATGCCCTGCAAGAGGCTAACCGTATGGGAGTTCCTCTTACTGAGAAATTATTTAAAAGTCTATTTAACCTCTAATTTAAAGAAAGTTTAAACGGCATTTAAATATGGGGAAAAAGGCACGGCAAAGGGCTACATCGATCTATAATTTCCTGAAGATGGAATTTGACCGGATAGAATTCGGCGGGGAATGGAAAAAAGCGTTCGGTGAGCCTGAGAAGGGAGGTATCTGGTATGTCGGAGGACGACCGGGCAATGGGAAAACAAGTTTTGTGGTGCAATTGATAAAAGTATTGGCGCAATTGGGTATGCGTGTACGGTTTTACAACCTGGAGGAACAGGCATCGATAACCATGCAGGAGACTATACGCCGCGTTGACCTTACCGAGGAGGCGCGGAAAATAACGGTTATAAGCTATATGGTAGATTACAAAGATATAAGGCAGGATCTCGACAATGCGCGGACAAACGCGGTTGTGATCGATACCATACAGAAAGCAGGTATCACCAAATTACAGGTTGAAGAGCTGCGACGGGACTATCCGGATGTACTAATCATTTTCGTCAGCCACGTATTACCGAGCGGTATGCCTGAAAAGGCACCGGCTAACCAAGCATACCGGGAAGCATCGCTTAAGATATTCGTCGACCGTTTCAGGGCAATCTCCCAGGGCAGATATTTCGGTGAAATAGGTTATTATACGATATGGAAAGAAAGAGCCGACCAATGCTGGGCGGAAAATGTGTAAATCATTAAAAATAAGCAATAATGAAAACAGCAGAAATACAAAAAGCAAAGCTTATCCGTCGATACCATACATTGTGTACAAAGATCGGGATGTCGGAGGAGGAAAGGCGCGGAATGCTCGTAAGCAATTACGGAGTAGAGAGCAGCAAGGACTTATATGTAGAGGAACTGGTGCATATCTGTCGTGTATTGGATGATGAGGTCAATAGAAAAGAGGTGAAGCTTCAGCAGGCACGCAAGCGTGTTTTCGGCGCCGTCGGCGGATGGCTCGACAGTATTTATGGTAAGGTAGCCAAAAACGACATATTGAAATACCGGGAGCGGATCGATAAGATAAAAGCCATTGCCTGTCGGCAGACAGAGCATGCGGATTTTAATAAAATACCTGTCGAACGGCTAAACAATGTATCGTATCTGTTTTCGAAAAAGCAAAAAGACCTGAAGGCAGGAGAGATACTGATCAATGATGAATTGCAAAAAATAGCAAGTTTAAATTAAGAAAGGAGGTAATTATGGGTAAAGGATGGACAGTAGAACAGTTAATGCTGCTTTGTAATAAATACCCGGCAGCGGATGATCTGGAAGTATTATCGCAAGAGATCGGCAAGCCTGTTAAAACAATAAAGAATAAAGCCGCCAGGCTCTCCATAAAGCGGCTTGTAACGCCTGTAAGAAAAAAATACAAGCCGAGGAAAGCGAAAGTTATTGCTCCGGATCCGGTTGTCGTTTTAGAGATAAAGCGTAATCCGATCGAAGTCATCGAGGAGGATATCGAACTTACATTAAATAAATTGTCGGACAACCCTACCCGGGATCAATGGGCTATCCATGTCAGGAGGTATCATGCCTTGTGCATAAAGCTTGAGCAAATAAGGGGTAACAAGCCGGGTCTTCTGAATTTTTCAACAGAACATATAATTTAAAAAAAATACAATTATGACAAAACTTGATTTAACCAGTATCAGTTCCTCCCAGCTTGAGGAATTATTAAAGGAGAAAAAAGCGGAAGAACAGCGGCTTGCCATAAAGCGCCGTGATGCCTACGAGGGTATCCGGGCAGAGGTCGTTCATAAGATTATGCAAAAGGTGATGCCCTTTTCGGAGGATGTGAAAAGCCTGTTTGATTTTATACAGGAAGAGACAACAGCATTCTACGATATTATGAATGAATACGGCAGGCTCAGGCATGACGGACAGATGAATTATAAAATAAAGGAAGGCGATTTCGAGATCGACGTCAAGACAAATAAGATAAAGAAGTTCGATGAGCGTGCCGATATCGCCGCAAAGCGCCTTATCGAGTTCTTACAGGAATGGATCACTGGGAAAGAGCGCGGATCTGAGGATCCTATGTATCAACTCGCCATGACATTGCTCGAGCGTAACAGGTATGGCGATCTTGATTATAAGTCGGTGAGCAAGCTGTATGACTTGGAGGCAAAATTCAATGATCCGGAGTATTCCGATATTATGATGCTTTTTAAAGAGTCGAATGTTGTTGAGAGTACTGCTACAAACTATTATTTCGCTCGAAAGGATAAAATGGGTGTCTGGCGAAAAGTGGAATTGAGTTTTAACAGGATGTAAGATAAAATAATGATCTGTGTCAATTGCCATAAAGAATTCGAAGGATCTTATTGCAGTAACTGTTGGAACAGGTTGGCATTTGGAACGGATTTTAATAACTATATTATGGAATATCCTACAATAAATGAAGTAAAAGCAGCAAGCAGATATACGATATGCAGATGGTATCGTTTTCTGCCGCCTGCTGAAACGGAAGATCAGGTTCAGGTTGAAAATTTAATATCTGAGCGCTTAAAAGAATTAGGCGGTTTTACCCCCGAAATATCTAAATCTTTAGGTTGGAATGAAAAATAAATCAATATAAATTAAAAATTATGAATAATTGGTTTGAAGTAAAAGTGAATTATGAGAAGATGCTCGAAAACGGTATGCAAAAGAAAGTTACCGAACCTTATTTAGTTGATGCCCTATCCTATGCAGAAGCGGAGGCGAGAGCAATAGAGGAATTGAAGCCCTATATTTCGGGCGAGTTTACAATTGCAAGTGTGAGGCGTACTAAAGTACATGAAATGTTTTTCAATGAACTTGGAGATCGATGGTATAAAGCAAAGATACTTTTTATTACCCTTGATGAAAAAAGTGGTTTAGAAAAGAAAACAGCTGTCCAAATGCTTGCTCAGGCATGTGATATAAAAGAGGCTTTGTCTGTAATCGAAAAAGGTATGGAGGGTACACTTGCTGATTATACTATTTTCTCTTTAAGTGAAACGGCAATAATGGATGTATTTATTTATGGCACGGCTTAGAGATTTGCAAAGACAGGTAAATACTGATTCCCGGACGAAGTATTTTACAGCTTCAACAGCCCTACTTGAGACATTAGATTCATTCGTATTGACGAAAACAGATAAAGGCATTAAGCTTATAGCATACGTAGGTCTTTTTAAGCAGGAGTTTAACTTGGATAGTATTTTTAATCTGTCACAACCATTAGGCGAACGGCTTTGCACCTTACCGAAAGGTGTATGGCAATAAAAATTTGACAATAATTATGAGGTTTAAATGGCTTAAATTGGCTTTATGGTTATCGCTTATAGCGGCATCGGTTTTGTTTTGGGTATTTATGATCAGGTTTTTAATAAGCTTATAGTAATATGATTATAGCAATTGATTTTGACGGCACTTTGCATACGGGGGCTTATCCGCAGATAGGCGCAGCAGCTCCTTATGCAAAGGAGTATATGTGCAAGCTGAAGGAAGACGGGCATTATCTTATCCTTTGGACATGCCGTCAGGGCGAACTGCTGACAGAAGCCGTCAACTGGCTTTTAGGGGCGGGAATCCCATTCGACCGCGTGAACGATCACGAGCCGGATAATAAGGCGGAATACGGCGGTAAAACGCGCAAGGTATATGCTCACCTGTATATTGACGACAAGCAGGTGGGAGGATTGCCGACCTGGAAAGAAATATACGAGTATGCAACGGAGCTCGAGGCGGAATACAAAGCGAAAAAAAGATTACTCGATGCATAGAAAAACTACTTACTTCCGGAAATGGCATATAATAAACGAAATTTATTGTTAAAGATAATTGAGATTCAGGAAATCGTCCTTCGCGAACAAAAGCGGGGCGTTTCCCAGATATGGGTTTACCGAAACCTTATCGCCCCCGTTTATTTTATCTCCTTCCGGACGTATAACGCCTATCTGGCTACCAATGCAAAAAAGGAACTTGAAGATCTGGATAAGCTGGAAGCCGAAAACAGGCGACAATTATTATTAATATTTGAAGAATAAGCGCTATGATATATGGATATATACGGGTAAGTACTGATAGGCAGGATACAGAAAATCAGCGTTTCGAAATAAACAGGTTTGCGGAAAAGCATGGGTTTGTAGTCGATAAATTTGTTGAAGAAACCATATCAGGAACAAAAGAGCCTAATAAACGGCTGCTTGGGAGCCTACTCAAAAAAATGAATGGCGGAGACCGGGTTATTTGTTCGGAACTTTCCCGTTTGGGCAGAACATTATTTATGGTAATGGGTATTCTTAACCTGTGTATGGAAAAAAATATCCAGGTTTGGACGATTAAAGATAATTACAGATTAGGCGATGACATTTCTTCTAAAGTGCTTGCTTTTGCCTTTGGTTTATCTGCCGAAATAGAACGTAACCTCATATCCCAGCGGACAAAAGAAGCTCTAGCCCGGAAACGTGCCGAAGGTGTTATTCTCGGCCGGCCGAAAGGAAGCCGGAATAGCACCAAAAAGCTAACCGGAAAAGAAAAAGAGATAAAAGATCTGTATGATAAAAATGTTTCTAAAAGCGCAATTGCGAGAATATTAGGAGTTCATCGTTTAACTGTCAGTGCATTTATCAAAGAAATGGAATGAAACGAATCTCTGTTATATGGACTGAGCAAGAACTTGAATTTATCCGGGATAATTACTTTAAGTTGTCCTGGTATCAGCTATATAAGGCCGTAAACAAAATCAAACAGGATGTTACCCTGCAAGCCTTACGTCACCAATGTATCAGGATGAAATTGAAGAAAATGATACAGATCCGCTGGTGCAAAGAAGATATTCAATTTCTGATTGATAATTATAAGACAATGGGAAATATCGAGATAGCGGAAATTCTAACAGAGAAAAAGCGTTCATGGCGTATGATCGAAGGTAAAAAAGTTGTAAGAAAATTCGTCCCCAAAAATATCGAAAAGAAGATGATCCTATTAGGCTTGGAACGAAAAAAAGAAGATTTAAAACATATCATTCTTCATAACCGGGAAATAGGAAAAGGGTATTGTTGGACGAAAGAAAACAACGCTTATACTTTGGGTATTAAAACGTTATTTCCGGAGGGTACAATTCGTGTTTGGGGAAAAACTGACAGATATAAATATATTAAGATAAATGGGAGGTATACTCAATATTCAAGATATCAGTATAAAAAATATAGCGGAACTATTCCGGATGGTTATAATGTCTGGTTCAGGGATGGCAACACACTTAACTGCGAACCTGAAAACCTTTACCTCGTCAGTAATAAAGATCAGACGCTTGAAAGGAAATTACGCAAATACCCCGAAGAATTGCATGAGGTTTTACGGCTTAACTCAAAACTAAGCAGAGAATTATTAAAAGCAAAAAAGAATAGCAATGGAACAGATCAAAAAATTAAAGGAAATGATAAATCAGGCTTTTCTCTATAATAACGAGGAAGTAGTTATCATCGGCTATGCCGACAGCGTGGGAGAACGAGGAGAGGATATTGAGATATACCTAAATAATGGGAAGACGCTTGAGTGGAAAATGGATGACCTATTTACGAAAATAAACCGGTTCCGCCCGATAACAAACGCGGTAATCGTATTATCCGAGCAGAGGATGAACCAAGTGTCATCTGTTAATCCAACAGTTATAAACGAACTGCGGGGAGTGATTCTCGATCAGATTAATAAGGTTCGAACCGATCCGACGAATACTACTATAAATCAGTCAAAGCAGCTATTCCAGGGAGTTAATACGCTTATCAATCTAGCAAAAACGGAAATGGAGTACCGAAAGTTTATCCGGGAATCGGATAAGGAACTAAAATAAATATTATTATTAACATTTCAAACTGAAAAATTATGGAAATTACAGAAGAAAAAGCAAGAGAAATTTATCCGAACATGCCGGAAAGTTTCAAAAGAGAATTGGAAGAGTATTTTGGAAAAGAAACATTTATTTCTTCAAAACTTGTCAAATTGTTAGAGTACAAAAATGCATTGGAAATGACAGGTAATCCTGATGCTAAGACTTTAACGGATATACCTGAAAAATATCATGATTATTTTCTTAAAGAGTATAAATGCATTGTTTTATGTGAGGCTGCCAATGGTGGTGAAAGAATGGATATCTACAATCAAAATGTAAAACGCTATTTTCCTTACTTTTTGACAAACGGCTCTCCCGGTGCTTTCGCGTTCAGCGACTCGCTCTACGATGACTCGCATGCGATTGCGGGTAGCGGCTCCCGCCTTTCCGTTATAAACGAAAAAGCGGCACGCCATCTTGGAAAAATGTTTACAAAAGAATTTAGAGAAATGTTAGAAGCATAATTAATTAAAAAAACAATAACAATGAAAACATTAAAAAAACAACTCGAAGAAAGATTGAATTCAATCGAAGATGCTTATACGGAAACAGGAGAAGACCGAATCGATTTCTCGGTATTTCCAGAAAATAAAAGAGCTTATAAAGAGGCTCAATATAATATTGAAATTATAGTTGAAGCTGCCCGTAAAATTGAGCGTGAATGTGGCATGGGCGATATTGACTGGAATGACCATAAACAATGGAAATATATACCCTGGTTCCGGATGTCTCCCGGTGCTTTCGCGTTCGGCGACTCGAGCTGCGTTGACTCGAGTGCGAGTGCGGGTAGCGGCTCCCGCCTTCGCGTTTTGAGCGTAGAGGCATCTAATCATATCGGGAAAACGTTTCCGGATATCTGGAAAGCAGTTCAATTATTATAATAAAACAGGTTGTTTGCCTCTGAGCTTGCTCTCCCGGTGCTTTCACGTTCAACAACTCGAACTACGATAACTCGAATGCGAATGCAGGTAGCAGCTCCCACCTATGTAAAAGAATAGAGGCAGAAACCTCGCCCCTTGGCGGAAAATAACAATTCAAAAGGTGCCGGTAGGATATCCGACGGCTCCGATTAGAAACAAAGGCAATGAAGCGAATCGGCAATTTATATGATAAAATATGTGGCCTTGACAATCTTTACCTGGCATACAGCAAGGCGAGAAAAGGCAAGAGTAGATCTTATGGAGTGATACGTTTTGAAAGAGATCTGGATGATAATATCCGGCAGATACAGAAAGAACTGATAACCCATACTTATAGAACCTCCAGGTATGATGTGTTTACGATCAGCGATCCCAAAGAGCGGATAATTTACAGGCTTCCTTTTGGCGATAGAGTGGTACAGCATGCCATAATGAATGTCTTGGAGAGTATTTGGACTTCTGTTTTCATTTCTCACACCTATTCCTGTATAAAAGGAAAGGGTATCCATGGAGCGCTGAAGCATCTTAAGCGCGATTTAAAAGATGTAGACAACACAACTTACTGCCTGAAGATCGATATCCGGAAATTCTATCCGTCAATAGATCATAATGTGATGAAGCATATTCTCCGGAAAAAATTAAAAGATAACCGGGTATTAAAATTGCTTGACGGTATTATTGATTCCGCTCCCGGATTACCGATCGGAAACTATCTTTCACAGTACCTGGCAAACTTATATTTATCCTATTTCGACCACTGGATGAAGGAAGTAAAAAGAGTAAAGTACTATTACCGTTATGCCGATGATATTGTAATACTGGCTTCGGATAAAGAATATTTACGTAGTTTGCTTTCCGATTTGGGAATATATCTTCAAAAGGAGTTAAAGCTGCATGTAAAAAGTAACTATCAGGTCTTTCCGGTAGCTTCCCGGGGAATAGATTTTGTCGGGTATGTATTTTACCATACGCATATCCTGATGCGAAAAAGAATTAAGAAAAACTTTTGCAGGAGGGTTTCAAGGTTAAATAAACGGGACATTACCGCCAGGGATTACAAAATAGGTATATGTTCATGGATCGGGTGGGCAAAATATTGCAACTCCAGAAACTTAGTAAAAAAAATAATCAAAAATGAAGAATTTCTCCGAACTTGGAATTAAGCCTTACGATGACGGCAGAAAAATATTTGAGGTACAACTGATTTCTATTACGGATATCCTGAACTGTGAAATAGAGGTGCTCGATTTTGAATCCGGAGTAAAGACACAGCAT